ATGCGGGCAATGTCTGCTTTGCAAAGACTTGGGCCACTGGCGGCACAGACGATTGTGTACCCTCGCCAGCGCCCCCGGTGGGGCGGTCCTGGGCCTCTTTGACCTCAAGTGGTAGGGCTAGTCCTTGCTCCAACAGGTGCTTGGCCAGGGCGTCGGACACGTCCAGCGGCACGTCACGCGGCAACCGCTGGCCGCCCGGCACGATGACCGGCTTTTTTGTGGTTATTACGATTTTCATAAACACTCCAATTGTGGGCGGATTATGCCGCAACAAAAAAGCCACCCGAAGGTGGCTTTCGCTACAGAGGTTCGCCCTTATGTCGTAGTCCAATCGCCATAATACACACCAGCGGGTCGTTCGCAACCAAGGCCCAATCTTTCTTCTGCTCTGATTGTAATCAGGTTGTTGGTGAAGTCGGCATTCACATAGCCCATTTCAACCACTGCACCCGAACGGTTGTAGAGCGTCACAGAGCTACGCAATGCTGCGACCAAGAATTTGGCGGCGGGCATGTTGTTGCTCAGGATAACGCGCAGACCAAACGGGTTCATACCAGCGGCGAAACCAGGCATACCGTACAGATACATGCCGGTGCCCGTACCTTCGCGCGTGCGCTCCATTTGCCCCCATGTTGCAGGGTTGACCACAACAGTGTCAGGCGTGTTGCCGGTCGCCCACATCGTGTATTTTGCCCGGTTGATAGCGTCGACGAGATTGTCATCGCTTGTCGGAGTCCACGCGCTATAGTTGCCCGAATCAGTCAGGCCGGACAGGTTGGGGCTGGTGCCGTTACCGTTCAGCAACTGAGCGTCAACGCGCTGGGCCAAGCCATCACGCAACCGGGTGTCAATGTAGGCGACCACGGCGGGCGCGTCGGCCAGCAACTGATTGCTGATCTTGATCCAGTGCGCAACCGTGGTGATCGGCACGTTGTACTGCTCAAACGTAATGTCCGATTCGTTCTTGGCCGCACCTTGCGAGACTTCGGCGGCGGAGTTTGTCCACGCCAGTTCGCGCAAGCTGTTCACCATGTTGCCAGTCACGGGCACGGCATTCAGCGCGGCGCGAATGGTCACGGGCAGGAAGTTGCCAGGGATAATGCCAGGTTTCTGGTCAGGGAACACCGTAGTGGAACCGCTTGTGACGGTGTTTTTCACTTCGATACGTGCGCGTTGCACGTCACCTTTGACCAGGGCTGCATATTGTGGCGACTTGACAAATTCTTCAGCAGCGGACAGCACGGGGGCCGGGCCGGATGCCAACGAGTTTTGCTTTTGTGCCAATTCAGCCAGGTTCGCGGAGATTTGCTTGTACTGCTCGGACAGTTCGCGCACTTCACCCTTGACCTCAGTGTCAACCTTGCCTTTTTCAGCCAGTTGGCCTTCAAACTTTTCGATTGCCGCTTGCAACTTGTCGCCTTGGGCCTTGAGCCCGGCTTCAATGACTGCCTTCATATCCACACCAACCTCACCAACCATACCAAAGGCAAGACCGGCAGTAGCAATGTGAGAAATGTCGACGCCAAGAGCATTGGCGGCGAATGCGAATAGGGCCAGAATTGCCCCGAATACCAAACGAGAGTGTTTCATGATAAATTTTCCTTGAGGGTTATTACGAGTACCGCTGGAACAGCGCAGCAATCTCTTGCCTTGCTTTTTCTTCTGCCGCAAGCTCCCCTTGCAACATGGACTTGATGCGCGATACCAGTGTTTGCGCGTCAGCCCGGGAAAAGCCCCCAGAATCCCTCAAGGCAGCTTCTATTTCTCGAATTGTACTGGCAGCCTTAATGCCCGCCACGCGAGCGCCAAGGTCCGCAGGTTCCTCGACCACGCTGATCTCCATCAGGCCGATTTTTTCCAGCACTCGGATGCCGTCGGCGTTGCTGTGGGATTGGTCGGCGGTGTAGCCAATGCTCATGCCGTCCACGGCGCCATGTTTGAGGCTGGCGTAGGTGTCGATGGCTACACGGTGCCCTGGCGTCAATTCACCCTCGACGTACAGGCCCTTGGTGTCTTCCTCGATACGGATCCACTTGCCGATGACGGGACCATAGTGGTTCCACCGCATGCGGATGGGGCGCTCGCGGCCTTGCAGTGTGTCTTTGTAGGCGCCGGGCGCGATGGTGTCGCCGTAGCTATCCACCAGCCCAAAGACCGATGCATAGCCAGAGAATTGCATCCCCTCGCCTGCGAATTTCAGGTCAAGGGTTTGTATCGGCAGGGTCTTTATCTGCATTTTGCGCTCCAGGTTGTGCGACCATTTTACCGGCCATGCTGATTGGGATCATAGCGCCCTGTATCAGCAACTGGTCGCCACCCTCTGCGGGGGTCAAATTCTCAGCCTTGCGGGCCTCGTTCGGCATCAAGACACCAGACGCGATGCCCACGCGGTACGCTTCAAAGCGCGATTTGATGTCAGACCGCAGCAGAGCGTCAAAGTCGAAGGCAAACTCCATGCGCGACCGCTCGCTGGCCGATAGCAAGTGAACCTGTGCCGACAATTCGATCTTTTCCAGCAGTGGGCGCAGGGTCAGCTTGTAAAAGCCCTCCACGATCTGCGAAATACCAGATCCCCACACGGTAGTGCCGTTGTTGTCGTTCACCATGACCGACGGCACGCCGTACCAGCGGCAAATTTCCCCGATTTGGAATTTACGGCTGGACAGCAGCTCAATATCCTGTGGGCTCATACTGATCGTGTCGAATTTCATGCCGCCTTCAAGCACCATAAGCCGGTCGTCGTCGCTGGTGACAAGCGTGTCGAAGTTTGACCGAATCAGTGTGCGTTGGGCGGGCGTCAATATCTTGTCCATTGACAGCACGCCGCTTGGCTTGGCCCCGTTGCGGTAAATTTTGGTCACGGCACCTTCTGCGGCCTGGGCAATGCCCAATGTGTTGCGCTGGTAGGCCAAGGGGCTCATGCCCACAGTGCCCGATCCCATCAATTTGAGGTGCCATACGCTCGCGCTGGCAAACACTTGCAGGCCGCCGTCGGTCTGGTACGTGTAGACCATGGAGCCGTCGGCCAGGAGGGTGACTTCCATTTGCGGCGAATTGAGCGGCAGCAGGCCCACGATGCGGTCGCCAAGGCGCTGTATGTGGCAATAGGCGTTGCCATACATGACCAGGTTCAGGATTACAGTCTCAAAAAATTCGATTCTGGTTTGGTACTGGTTGACCTTGCCCGCGAACAGGATGCTCAGGGCGTGGGTGTCAGCCGCCTTGCGCGTGCCGTCGGCACTGATCTTGTAAATGGTCAGCGGCAGGCTGGAAACCGTTTCCGCCAGCAGCTTGACGCACGACCATACCGCCGACAACTGCATCGCCGTGTCGAACGTCACGGTGCTGGCCGCATCGTTGGCATAACTGCCGGGCGATGTGTACTGGATGCCGAGCGCCCGGCGCAAACCGCCCATGACCCAGTTGGAGAAGCTGTAAAAGATATTCATTTTTGCCCCAATGGGTTAGAGATAAAGTCGTCAAACAAGCCGCCCGCCTCCGGGTTCAAGCTCATAAGCTGCGCCGCGTCCAGCAATGCCATTAACGGGTCGATTTTAGCGAACCCGCTGGCCTGCTTTGTGATGGCGATTGCGTTACCTGCCGGAATAATGCGCGCGTTGCCCACACTCCATGCCATGAGGGGTCGGCCGCCGTGGATAAATTTGCCCTCGGCCAACTTGCGCTCTACCGTCTTGATGGCGCCCTGCAGCTTCCAGCCCTGGCTGATACCGACCAACAGATCCTCGGGGATGCCCTCGGCCACCAGCGCGTCAATGATCGACCCGATGCCGTGCTGGTCGACCCCGATCTTGTCCAGCAGGCCCGCCTCGTAGACCCGCTTGATGACAGCCACCAGCCCCACCACGTCGTCGCCAACGTGGGCTACCAGGGTCAGGTCGCCGTCGTTGGCGAAGTCCTTGAATCGGGCCGCCTCGCTCTTGCGGCGCTCCATGACGCTCGGGTGCGCCCACGCATGCCCCCAGTGCAGCCACCGCCCGGTGGTGGGCTCCCGGCCTACCAGTGCCAGCCCTAAAAGGTCGTCCAGGCCGCCGCCGTCGATGCCAACGTCAACAATGTCGCTGTGCGTCATCAGGTAGTCGAACGTGACGTGCGGGCGGCCCTGCCGCTCCCAGTAGTCGGCACCTGCCCATCGGTCGGAGCGCAGATTTAAACCAATCTCGACGTTTCCGTGCTTGGCCATGAAGCCACGGAACGCTGCCTCGTTGGTGTCCTTGGCTTTCTTAAATTCCCGCTCTAAAAAGACGTTATCGACCGAAAATCCGATATTTGGGTTCACCATTGCCAGGTTTTCCAGCAATAAATGGCCGCCTTTTTCGACAATATCGACGGGGTGTTCAAAAATCACGGGCACAAAATGGGGGTCGTGAATGATGCCGTCGCGCACGTCGCGGGCGTAATCCAGCTTTTCTTTAAACACGCCTGCAGGTGGCTCGTCACTTTGTGTGGTCAAGTAGATGACAAAACCCTCGGGACGGCTGGCCAGGCCACCAATGGCCTCCACAAACATGGCCGACGCGCCAATTTGTTTGCCGAATAAATGCAATTCGTCAATGAGGGTGCCAACTGATTTAATGCCGCCCACGGTGTTTTGGTCGGCGGCCAGCACTTTTAGCGTAGCGTTGGTGTCGCGGTTGGTAATGGTCTTGATGTGGCCCTGCACATGCATCAAGGCGTCTAATTCCTCGTCTTTGCGCACCATGTCGCGGGCCGGTGAAAAGGCGTTACCGGCGACCTCCACTGTGGGTGCCAGGACGGTGAACCCGGCAGACTGCCGCCAGTTCAAAATCATCGCAGTCATCATGATCCCCGCGGCGAGGGTGCTTTTGCTGTTCTTTTTTGGGATCAGAACAAACCACTCCTGAATCAACCGGCGCCCGCTGGTAGCGTCATAGGCACCAAAGATACTGGCCACCAGATCAAATACCCATTGCGCGCACGATTCACCAAAGGTGGGCGAGCCTGGGGCGTCCACAATCTTTAATTCCTTAAATATAGCCAGCGCCTGCTCGGCCTGTTCAGGAAATATGGGCGGCGGAATTATGGAGCGCCCGGTTTTAATCCTGTCGCCCCAATCGGGGCACGCCGTCGTCCAATTAACCATTGCGCGCTACCAGCTTCGGGGGCTGGGCGGCAGCAAATTTGGGCTCGGCCGTGCGTTTAGGTGCCTCAACCTTGGCGTCGGCCTTCTTGCCAAACTCGTATGGCGCCAGGGCTTTTGCCGCGTCTTTGCGGGTGTCCACAGGCAGGGTGTGGCAATTCATACAGGCACGCAAAAATGATAGCGAATCGGGGAAGTTTTCGACCAGCAATTGCTCGGGAACCGCTACGATTTGCATAGCAGCTTGTACAGCGTTTACGGTCGCTTTCGCCTTTTCTGTCTTTTTTACGGCAGCCACAATCCCCGCTATTTTTGTGGTGCCTTTGGGGCGTCCAGCGCCGGGTCGAAAACCGCCTCTTGCCATGATTTACCTCTGATTTTACGGTTGGTTGGGTTTGATTATGCCCAAAGAATCCGTCAAAGGTGCTGGCTATATTTAAGGAATTAAAGATTGTGGACGCCCCAGGCTCGCCCACCTTTGGTGAATCGTGCGCGCAATGGGTATTTGCACCGGTGGCCAGTATCTTTGGTGCCTAT